CACTGGAAAGGCAAATGTGACGCAAATAGCGTCAGCAGCGTCGGGTGAGGCAAGACCGCGAGCTTTCATTTCTTTTTTGCTTTCCAAGAAGATTGTTCCCCGTGAATCAGGCTTCATCATAGGCGAAATTAAGTCCGTCTTCAAGAACCTGTCGTTGGGGATACTAGCAGATTTCAGCCATTCTCGCATATCTCCCCACATCTGCGCACGCATATTACCGTACATGATCGGGTTTTTGGACTTATTTCCAAAGTTTATGCCCTTGACCTTGTACCGTTGCTCTTTCAACCTGTCCACAATACCCGCGCCCAGCCCGCCTTCGTCGATCACGACCAGCGCCGGCTTAAACTCCTCAATCGCCTCGATCACATACCCCACCACCGTCATGGTGTCGTCGCCGCGGTGGCGAATAATCTTGACAATATCCCGTCCTTGGCGCACCGCGATCACCGTAGCGTCCGCGCCAAAGCGTGCAGGGTCCACTCCAATGATGATTGGCGCCGACTGATCCTTGTACTTAGCCCTTTTCATTGCATCATCCACAATATTGGACGAAATAAACTGGTCGTCCCCCTCTGAAGGGAACATGCCATACACCTCAACGTGCGCCTGGCTCGAGTCCGGCCCATACTCATCAATGATGTTCTGGTATACCGCCTTATCAGTGCCCTCCACCGTCCTGGCGTCCACCACCTTGCTGGTCCAAAAGTCCCGCTTGCTGTTAAAACACTCGTAAAAGTACCCAGTATTGCGCCGAGGGTTGGAAAAGGCCAACCAAAGGCGGTTTGGCGTGTTCTCAGTAAAAAAGCCCGCGGTCACAGACCAGATCGCATCATCAATACCAGACGCCTCATCAAAGATGACTAGCACCCCGTCATGGTTGTGGACACCGGCATAAGAATCTGGGTTTTCGGCTGACCACAACCTGCCCTCAACCGCCCAATACCGGGTGCCCTTGCGCAAGTCCTTCTCCACCAGCTCAGTCAACCAACCAGCCGGCGCAACCTTGGTGGCCGAAACCTCAAACCAGTGACTATTAATAGTCATCGCCAACCACTTGGTGATCTCAGCCCAGGTCACAGCTCGCAACTGGGCCTCGCTGTTGGCCGAAATGATGGTCGTTGACCCTATCCTGGTAGACAACATCCAAATGGTAAGCCAGGAAACCAATGCAGACTTACCAATGCCCCGGCCAGATGAAATGGCGTGGCGCAAAGTCTCAAAGTTAATAAGACCCTTTTGGCGCTTAACGTGCTGGGCGATCTCGCGCAAAACTTCGCGCTGCCACTTGCGTGGGCCGGCAAAGTGCTGCAGGGGCGTGTTCTCTTTACCCCAAGGAAATGCAAACAATACAAAAGCCTCTGGATCGTCAGCAATTGCCGGGCTCCACAGAGTTGCCATCAACTCCTGCTCGTCTTCGGGTTTGTAGATCGTGGTTTGCATTAAGCGCGATGGTAATTGATTTTTTTAAAAATAAAAATAAAAATGTTCGTGAATGCACCGTTCCTGTGACCCTTCGCCGCCGGCCCTACCCGCCCCCCCACCGCGGCGGGGCAGCGGCCATGGGCGCCTGGCCGGCACTTATCCACAGAACCAGACCCTAGTTGTTCATTTTAGACTGTGGATAACTGCCCAGACTGCGCATCAGTCTGTATAACCTGTGCGCAACTGGAAAATAACTTAACATAATGGACAATGTACGTAGTAGAAACAGACGTAAGCATTCACTCTGCTTTTTGGGGAGTGCGTGCGCGTAGTTGCGCACAATCTATGCAAAAAGCGCATAACCCCGCCTAATCTGTCCCCAGTTTATCCTTCACTTCAACGTCAACCACGTTGGTCTGATCGGTAATGACGCGCTGTTTAGCCTCTTTGAGGGCATCAAGCACGCTGATCCTGGTATCGGTAACGCTGACATCAAGACGGTCGCCATAGACCTTTGGCTTGAGCTTAGAAGCTACCCATTTGCGAGCATCAACCTGGACTCTTTTCTGCTGAACCCAGGCGCTGGCCATAGCGCCCTCCAAACCTTCGGGCATCTGGGCATCAGCCAACTCAATGATTTCCTCGGCGAGCTTATCGGCACGGTCGCCAATGGCTTGATCGTAAGCTGCGCGAAATTCGTGATTGTTTTTGATTTTGTATAGAACCGCACGATACGACGGCATTCCTTCGGCGCGGAGCGAGCTGCTCAAACTCTTGCCTTCTGAGATGTCATCAATGATTTGTTGCCAGACATGGCTGTCTGGTGGATAGACCATAGGCCGACCGCCTTTATTTTTGGTTTCAACCATTTGCATTGAACTTTGATCCACTTTTACTTACCTTTAAAAAAACAGGGTACTTGCACTTCTGCTTTCCCCCAAAGGTTGGCAACTGCTTTGCCAGTTGTCATGCTATCACCTCAATCTCAACTTGGTAAACCTTAACACCACCAGGTCGCTGGAAATACTGCCAATCGATCTGCTTATGGCCATCATTAACACCAAGCCAATCAGCGACGCCATCCCTGACTGCTTTAAACGCCGACTGCAGGTTATCCCCATCCAACGGCCTAGGCGCCACCCTAGTGAGCACAATGGTGCAAGGCGGTGCTGGTGGTGCAGCCAAACCAGCCAGTGCATTAAACGCGCTTTGCCGGTGCTTTTTCGCCAACTTAGCCTTAACTGCCCAATGCAACCTTAAGTTCGCAACCGACACAATCTTCAACGGCAGGCAAACTTCAATCATTGCCATGCCCTGTTTCCAACTTTACCCATTTCCCGCCATCCTGGTCCATCCGGCCCATCCGGCATCCGAACCATCCTGGGTATATATACCCAGGAGGAAGGATTCGGATGATTGCCGGGGTGGGAACCCGGATGGTTTCGGATGACTTCGGATGATTCGGATGATGTTTCGGATGCATCCTAGTTCATCCGATTCGGATGGTTTCGGATACTTTCGGATGGTTTGGATGACTTCGATACCCCCCATCAGCCTCAACCACCAGCCCCTTGGCAATCATACTTTTGACTACTTCCCAAAATCTATTGTTCTTCACGTTGTGCTCTTTGGCCGACTCCCGCCATTCGTCGTAATTGACTGCATTGGTCTGTTGATCGGTCGCCCGTTTGAGCTCGAGCATGACCAGGCACTCCATGACCCGCTTTTGGTTTGGTGACAGGTACGTCTTCTTTTGGACCTGGCTAACCAGGCCGCTGATGTCAACGCTAGTCAGATACGCGCCCTTGACCGCCAGGTTGTGCTTGTCCAGAATTGGCAGGTCGATCTGGGTGATCTGAAAATTCTTGGCCGCGGGCATTTCCGCGTCCTTCATCTTCTTGGACTCAAACTGGATGGTCTTAGAGCCTGAGTCCAACGCCACCTTGTACTCGGCATCCAGGGCACCGCGCAGGGCCGTTGATCCCCGGCTGCGCTCCTTGTCCATGGCGCCTGAATGGTGAACAACTAGCACGCAGCACTTCCATGGTTGGCGCAGGTATGTGTCCAGGTGTTGGATAAAGGCATTCATGTCTTGGGTGCTGTTTTCATCCCCGCCCATGTTTCTGGCCACGGTGTCGATGATGATCATGCTGGGTAAGCACTCGGCATCTGCACTGAGCTGCTTGACCGACTCAGCCACAATGGCCGCTTCGGTGCTGTCGTACAACTGTGCCGCCCGGTGGCTTTTGTATAACGGCACGCCGGCCAGGCTGATGCCGTTGCCCAACTCCCACGCCTTAAATCGCCTGGCCAACCCGTTGTGTCCCTCACCAGCAATATAAAACACCGCGCCCTGCTGCACCTGGTGCCCATGCCACGGCACGCCAGTGGCCACACAGCAGGCGATGTCGATGGACACAAAACTCTTGCCACCGCCTGGGTCACCAAACACCTGGGCCAAGCTGTCGCCCTCAATGTAATCGTCAACAATCCACTTGATCTGGGTTAGCTGCAGGCTGTCTGCTCTCGAGAACTCAAACGCCAACTTGTCCTTAACTGGTCCTGCCACGCGCTCGATCTGGTCCTTGACCGCTTCCAAACCCTGCAGGCAGTGCAGGTCATTAAAGTCTGTTGGTTTTGATGGCAAGTCAGACTCCGCAAAGTTTGGGTAAACAATTTCGCCAAAAACAAGCGACGCCGCGGCCCGACCCTTTGTTACCCCAGGGTTGCCATCTGTGAACTGGTCATTGTCAGCGCCAATCACGATCCTGGCCCCAGGAAACATCTCTTTTGCACTCTTGGCCACCTTGGCCAAGTTGCCACAATCAAACGCCACCAGCACCGTGTACCCCGTTGCCTCATGGATGCTCGCGCAAGTGGCAAACCCCTCGCCAACAAAGATCACCTTCCGGTTTCCCCGCAACTCGTAAAACCCACCCTCAATCTTGCCACCCTTTAAGAACCGTTTGTTGCCATCAGCATCAATGGTCTGGTAGCTCAGTATCTCCCCAGCCTGGTTGATCACCGGCACCACCAAGCGCCCAGCCCGGTCAATCTTGATCCCATAAGGCCCAATGCGCTTCCTGACCAGGTATGGATGATCAGCACTGGCATCTGTGTACGTCCCAACCTCCTCTTCAGCCTTCTCTGCAGCGACGGCCTGGCTTGCACTCTTCTCAGCCTCGCGCTTGGCCTTGAACTCTGCCACCCACTTGTCATGCTCGAGTCGCTCGCTGAACGTCATTGACCGTCCAGTTTCTGCCACCCACTTGGACTCAAATGTTGGCTCTTTCCAGCAGCCACATACACCCACAGGAATCTTGCCCCCAGTGTGCAAGATGTACCAAGCATCCACCGCACCCTTCTTGCTTGATATATGGGGCACCCGGTGAATCTCACCATCAGCGATCAGCTCCTTGATCACCAGGCCAGACACCTCACAGTGCCGGCGAAAGCCCTCGACAGGGTTAACCAAGTCTTGCGAGTCTGTGGCCACCGCGAAGCCATTGGGAAAAATGCTCGATAAACTGCTCATGCTTGTGCCTCCACCAACTCTGGCCATATGGACTTCCAACTGCCCTGGCACAGCATCTTGCGAGTGATCTTTCCCCCACTCTCTTGCTCTATGCGCACAGCCTC